TCGCGAGCAACTTTGATGTCTTCGTGTAGTTGTGTAAGTTCAGCCTTGAGATGACGGCTCACAGCCTGAGTCATTTTCTCAGCACTTTCCTTGATGAAACGTGCTTTCAATTGCTCAAGTTTTCCACGTGCTTCACGCACCAGACGTACTTTTGTCTCAACGACATCACGCTTGTCTTGTGCAAATTCTTGAATTTCACGGGCCAATGCATGCACCACGAAGTTTTCTAGTTTTTCTAGGCCTTCATTGTGCTGCTTGCGGTCCTTGCGCAGTTCGCCAATTTCTTCAGCAAGTTTTGTGACCATAAAGTTGTTGAACTTTGTAGCCGACTCTTTCATCTTGCCATGGAACTTGACGCGGTCTTCAGCGATAGCTTGCTTTTCAGCAGCAATTGCCTTGACTTCTGCGGTGAGACCTTCTGTTACCATACGATCTAGGGCTTCCACCATTACTGACTTATCGTGCTCATAGCGGTGCGCGAACTCTTCACGTAGTTCTGCACGGGCTTGCTCACGAGCTTCATTCAGCTTGATTTCCCAAGCTTCATTAATCTCTTGACGAGTTTCCTCGGTGATCAAGTTGCTATCTAGCAATGGTTTGATTGCATCTAACATTAGTAGATTCTCCTTAGATTTTGAGTTCTTTGATCAGCTTTACAACTTCGCTTTTCAAATACCTCTGCACTTTGTTGTCTTGCCCAGCTTCACGTGCTACCTCTAGCAGTCTATGACCGTACTTCATATTCATGAGACTTTCATAGATTGCTGTGGGATATGCATTCGGGGCGCTGGGTTGGGCAACCACATCTATAGTGACTATTTCAAAGTCACTTACATGTCCTGTTCTATCATCAACATTGCCACTGCCACGGCTGGAAACTCCTAGTTTCACTCCGGATGTTAGCAATGTCTTGATCAATTCTCCCATTGGTGTTGGGAGGATTTTTAATTTTCCGCAACCAGCAGTTCCGTCCATCCACATGCCTTCAACGCTGTGGCAAACTCTATCCAAGTTGATTTTAAGGTCTTCTGGATGATCCACTTCACCTAATACTGAATTGCCTTCACGTATTTGAGTGTTGATGGTGGTAACTGCTTTGTTGATTTCATGCAAGGGATATATTCTGTCGTTGGCATTGCGTTTGTCGCCTTCGATACAGATACCTTTGAGGTACAGATGTTTTCCAATGCCATCTGGTCCAGATTCTTCAAGAACCTGGATCCCAGCTTGGGTGAAAGTCAATTGTTCTCTTAGGTATTTCATCTATTATCCACGTGCAACTGGGCTTCGGGTGTTAACACCTGAGGCTTGACCCAAGTGTGGCTTGTTAGCTGGCTTGAGGTTTTGTGTGCTCTGTGCTGGTGTATTACCCACACGACCAATCATGTCTTTGGTAGTATTTCTGTAAGCAGCGGTGTCGTGATGCCCGCCCATTTCGCCACCGGCATGTACAGGTTTTACGCTGTTACCGATTGGGCCTTTGGCACCTGCGTTTGCAGCTACGGTAGACTTCTTGTTGACGCCGCCTTCTTCAGAAGTCACTGGCTTTGGGGCTGCTTTAAGGGTAACAGCTTCCATCATGCCTGGTTGCATATCGCCGGTGTCATCCATTTCAATAGCGTCACCGCCGTCATCAGGACCAAAACCGTCGCCGTTGTCCATGTCGCTGCCGCCCATCAAGTCTTCAAACTCAGCCATCAATTGGTCCAGTTTGTCTTCGATATTCATGATGTCGTCTTTGGTAGCTGGTTCATCGCCGTCGCCCATGTCATCCATTCCACCCATGTCACCGTCATCAGCTTCAACATCGCCAATGAATTTATCAGCAGCATCGCCGCCCATTTCGTCACCGTCGTCGCCTTCGGCTTCCATGTTCATGTCGGACTCTTCTTCGGAATCGACTTCGTCCATTAGACCTTCTTCGATTTCCTCTTCTTGTTCCTCAGCCATCATATTTTCATAAATCTGGCGGCTCTTTTCCACAATGATGTCATGGAAAAGTTCTTGAGCTTTGTGCTCTTCGTCATTGATCACGTATTCAATCAATTGTTCAAATCTGTTCATAGAAAACTCCTATAGGTAAAGTGTGCTGTTATTTACACAGCGAGAGAAATCTATAGTGTTTAAGGGCAGAAAATGACGATAAATTGCAGGAACTGCAATCGTCAACAATTACATTCCTGCTGGCGGCGCAGGTGCTGGTGCATACTGCTGACGCACCAATTTCAATTTGTCTTTGTATTCTACGGTGCGGATGTCATTCATCCGACGTAGTTTGTTTAACTGGCGCAGAGTCAAATGAGTTTTTCGCAGGTCGCCCAGTTCAGGTTGGCTGTTGTCCTGCTTGAGATCCTGGTATGCCTCAGGCTCTTTGTGGAAAAACTCGTTCAGTATCATACAGGTATTTATGCAGGTGGCGCACCAGAAGCTGCGCCTGCAGGAGCAGCCGGCATTGGCGCTCCGGGAGTTGCTCCGGGCGTTCCGGGTGCTGCAGGTTCCATTCCGGCAATGTCTTGACCAGTTTCAATGTCTGTTTCCATACCAGATGGCGATATTCCTACACCACGTAAATCTTGTCCGCTTGCTGGTTTTTCTTCTACATTGTCGTTTTCTTCGCGCCACATTTCTTCGTTTTCTTTGATCTCTTCTTCGGTTAGCCCCAAGAAACGCTCCAGCATAAATCGCTTGCTCATGTAAGGCAGCGGCTCTAAACTCTGGAATGCTTGGATACGTGTGTTGTCCAGTTCACTTTGGCGATAGCTGGCAAAGTTTTGCGGTGGGTTAAAGTTGAGACTGAACAGGCTGGAGTCAATGTTGAATCCACGCCATTTCATGAACATCTTGAATTCATCATCCAATTTCTGCACAATCAAGGCTTGCAGTCGCTCGCAATACTGATTGAATCTGTACTCTTGTATCAAGGCTGTGCCTACTTTTCCGTCGTTCATCGTGGCACCGCTGTCGTCCGGACCAGTGGGCAAATAGCTAGATGGCACACGCAGACCACGGGCCATTTTGTTGTTAAAATACTTTAAATCGTCAATTTCGCCCAGGTTTTGACCGCCGGCTAAGGTGTCGATACTGCTGCCACGGCCATCTGCTGTGACTGGGAAAAAGTAATCTTCGCCCACACTCAGCGGGTTGTAACTGGCATCCATCATGTTGGTTCCGCCACCGGTTATGGTAGGAATACGTCGCTGATGCATTTCGTTTTTCACACGTTCCACAAACGCCATAGCTAGATGGCTGGGCATGTTGCCCACGTCGATCTTGAAAATTCGTCGTTCCGGAGCACGTTGCACACGGTAAATCAGGATAGAGTCTTCCAGCAATTGTTTCTGCTTGAACACCATGTAGATCTGTTCTAAGATGCTGCGACCAAAAGGCCAAAATACATCTAGTCCTTCGTTCAAACTCATATGCACCACGTGCTTGGCATCGATACAAACTTCGTTCATGGCCTGCATGAATCTGCTGTTGCCCACTCCACCACCTGTACCGCCATTGGGCATGGTGTAGTTGGATGACCCGCCCACGCTGCCTGTTGTGGGATTGGTCATGTAGTCTGTAGTAGTTTTAGCTGCTACACTCATATTTTGGAAGTTGGGGTTGATGTCACGGATAACGTATTGCTCAGGACGCTTGCCTTCGCTTTCGTTCACGATCACACGGGCCAGCTTGCTCATGTCTACCCACATCATTTCAAATGTTTCTGGATCACGCACAAATATCTGATCGCCGTACTTGATGGTATTGCGGAACAATTTGAAGATGCGTTGATCCAGCTTGTTCAACTTGACCCATTGCTGTAGCTGCTTCTTGATGATACTGATTTCGTGATCAGTGGGTTTTTCTTTAAAATCTACTTCAAACGGTGTGCCGTTTTGCTTGTTGGGCTGTGTGGAGAACTCTGCGATAATGTCCAAACATGCATTGACTTCTGAGTCCATGTCCATGTTTTCGTACTGGTTGTAGCGTTCAATCCGGTTGGGATGCCCACTATACACTTCGGGTAGTCGGCTGGCATAGTTACGAAACACAAAGTCTGCTTGCACAGCGGTGCCGTCGTTTTTACCGTAGTTGTCCAGACCAAATTGATTACGACCCGATATTGGGCTGAGTTGTCCGGAAGTGTCAGCCACTTTGAAATACTTTTTCCAAGAGCCTTGCGATGATGTTTTTTCTGCCATGATATGTTATTTACCGCATTATGCGGTTACGTTGTATATCTTTTGTTGCACATCCACGCTGTTCTTCTGTATGCGGATCAACTCTTGCATGGCGTCCAGCAAGGCTACATTGGTGGCTTTTTGCTCAGATAATGCAGATTTAACATCACCCATGCTGCTTTCAAAATTTGCCTTGGCAGCTGATTGATCTGTCTGAGATGATGAACGAAATGCTTCTGCTAGGTCTGGAGACAAGGTCGCAATCATTTTAGCCACATCAGCAGAATTGTCCAAACTCACATTCATGCCTTTGCTGTTGAGTGTGGCCACATCTGAATTGATAGTCAACCCTGCTGTGGAATCTGACAAATCAAATCCTTTAGACAATGCTGTGGCAAGATCAACATCGTTAGGAGCGACTTGGCTGGTTTTCTTGCTTTCTTTTTTAGGATCACGTTGCCAATGTCCTGGATCAGATTTTGGCAATGGTCTCATCCATCCGCTTTCTTTAAGAAGTTTTTCGAGATCCTTGGTCATGTCCTTGGTACGCACATCAATGGCATCGCCAGTTAGATGCTTGCTGTTTTCAGCCACAGGAAGATTTTCTTTGGTGAACCTGTTGCCTTTGTCGTCTGTGTGATCTACCAGTGCTTCTTGCTCTTTCTGGGTTCGCACATTGCTGACTACCGGAACACCTTGTTTGACCAGCTCAAGCACATCGTCCAGCACTCGAGCACCGTTATCTAATACTGTGATATTTGCTGTTTCTTTTGCTTTGGATTTGTCCTCAGCATCTTTCTTTGCTTTTTCTTCAGCTGCTTTTTTTGCGGCTGCTTCTTCAGCTGCTTTCTTTGCGGCTGCTTCAGCAGCTTTGGTTTCTGCAGATTTGGCTTTTTCCGCGGCTTTGTTTTTTTCAGCCTCTGCGGCTTTATCATCGGTTTCTTTCTTTATTCTAGCTTGTTTTTCTGCATCGGTTTCGCCTACAGGTGGTGGTGGTGTAACTACTACTGGTGGTGGTGTAACTACTACGGGTTTACTTTTAGCGTCTTCTTTACTTTTAGCTTCGGCAGCGTGAACAGCTGCGTCAGCTGCATCGAATTTTGCTTTTGCTGCTTTTAAAAGTTCGTCGGCTTTCACTCCTTCTGCTAACACAGCGTTTTCTTCGTTCTTATTACCCTTAGCTTCAGCAAATTTTTCTTTGAGCTTGGCAATTTGATCGGTAATAGTTTGTACCTCTCTACGTGCTTCGCCACGGGCGTCCATTGCTTTGTCTAATGCAGCCTGATCTTTTTCACTGTTTTGTCGAGCTTCTGCACCAATCGGGGGCTTGGGCGCAGCTGGATTTTTTCCAAATGCTGCAAAATAATCATTGATAGCATCAAGAACTGCTTTCTGCACATTTTTTTCAAAATCTTTAAGAGCAGCACCAAGTCCTACTTGTATTGGCCCAACATCAAATCCTTTGAATATGGCCTGCTGCAAATTTATCATGCCCTGTTGTTGCTGACGTAACAATTCTGCATATTTTTGTAAATTAGCATCTCCTGAGCCCGGTGCAGCACCCGGGCCGCCGACCGTGTCTTTTTGACCTTGTTCTATCTGTTTCTTCCTCGCTACCGGGTCGCTCGCTGCATACTTGTCAAGTTCTCGCGTCTCAACATATCTAATTCCGCTGTTATCTTGTATGCCTAACTGCGCATTTGTACGCATTACTTTGCCATATTCCCCAGCCGCTCGGGCTAGTTTTTCAGAGGCCTCCTCGGCGGTTAATAGTCCAGCCTGCAAGTCTCGGTTGACTTGTAGTATTAATCCCTGGGTACTTGTCACACCTTTTTGTCCTGCTTCGCTGGTGATTGCGCCCGATTGCGTATCTCTAAAAGCCGCTGCTAATTCTGGACTAAGTTTAGACAAAATCACATTGGTTCTTTCAATTTCCTCGGCTGCTTTGATCTGTGCAGGATCTCCGCTTTCTTTCATTTCATCTATCTTGGCACGGAATCGTTGTTCGTTTAGTGCTGCTTCTCGTATGGCAGTTTGTTCCTTGCGTGTCTGTCCGGTTAATTTGGTCAAAGCATCTTGTTCGTATAGATAGTTTTTAGTACTGGCAGCCAACTGAGTCACATTTTTGTTCTGCGCGTTGCCACTGATGGTTTGTAGTCTTACAAAATCCATCATGGCTTCGTTCATGGTTTCTTGTGTAAAGCCCAACTTGAAGAAATTTGCTCTTTCACCTTCCATTGCTGCGCCAAGATCATCAAACTTTTTGC